TGCAAGCTCATAATTTTTTAAATCATGGTAAAATACATCACATTAACAGACAGCTCAGGTCAAGAGCAAGCTATTCCATTAGAGAATCTTGCTCATCTTGACACGACAAGCACAACTCAATTGACTCTTGAGTACATTACTCCTGAAGTAGCAAGTGCTATAGTAATTACTCATGATGCTGAAGCTGCATCTTCGCATACTTTTAAGCTATGGATGACTGACGAAGTAGAGAAAGCGCTTGCTTCTAATTGGAGAGAAGTAGAACATAAACCTACACCTCCTCTTACAGTAACTACTATCACATACACTCCGTAATATGAGTGATTCCAAGTATATTAAAGTAACTAATCTTACTGCCACTTTTGGACAGACGGAAAGGTTGCTTCCTGCATATAACTTGTGGGCTCCTGTTTATGACAGTAACTCTCCCTTTGGAGCCTTTTCTATCCGCCTAAACCAACAAGACAATTTAAGTAAAGATATTGCCTTTGTGGTGAAAGGGCCGGATGGAACAACCGAGTTTACCACAGGTGGAGCTGCGGGGTACGAAGAGCAGGATTACTACAACTTTTGTGCAGAGATTGTAAATAAGTGGTTCGAAACCTCAGCCAACAGCACTGACCAAGTAACTGTAGTTAGAGCGGGGGTAAATGGAGACATTGGGCCTAAGTTGGGAACCATTACAGCAGTATCAATAGCATCATGATGAACGAAAAATACCTATACTTCGATGGCGTTGGAGAAGGCGGAGACTCAACCATCTCAGCTCGTTGGTGGATTCGTGCATCGGATGTTATATCCGTGATTGCGGATAGTAATACTTCTTTTATTATTACGTACGCAAGTGCTGACACTACTACAGATTACTTAACTGTACATCATACAGCCAACGTAGCAGACAACCCTGTTGCTGCAGAGCAAGTGACACAGCAGATTTTGGATGTGCAGAATACTGCTTACACAAATGGTGTGGCAGAAATTAAACTCGCAGGAGGTCAGATTTTGGCTTACCTTAGTTAAGAGTTATATCCTACTATAGAAAGAGAGGGGCTATTGCCCCTCTTTTTTTTTGGTTATCTTTGTAGTATGAACTCCCTTCTCGTTATTAGAGATACTTCCCAAGTGTTGTATTATATTCCTACAAACAGCATACAGGATGTGCGTAGAACAGCACCTACTGAGGTTACTATATATACCAATATACCTTCTTACTTAGATGGAACAGCACCCGAAGTTTTATGTTATACCCTTTATGAAACGGGTTCAGGTGGGGGAGCTGCTGACACTACGGAAGCACAAGCAATTTTAGATGCTTGGGCAACCGCTCTTCAAGGGAAGAACGCTACCGTTACGGCGGCACTACCTTTCCCTATATCTCGTATAGACCATACGAGTATCGCTTGGTAGTAAGGTTAAAAGTACCCCCTCTTTTTTTTCCGTATCTTTGCCTAAAACAAGGCAATGATTAACACAGTTAGAAATACTGTACTGTCTGTGCTAAATAAGAATAACTATGGGTATCTTTCCCCATCTGATTTTAATCTATTTGCAAAGCAGGCGCAGTTAGATATCTTCGAGAGTTATTTTTATCAGTACAATTATCAGATAAATAAAGAGAACGCTCGGCAGTCAGGCTCAGGTATAGCTGACTTAGCTAAGGGTATTGAGGAGTCTATGGATTTATTCTCCGTTACTGAAGGGTTATTTATAGACACAGTAGGGACGGCGGGTTCTTACCAAATGCCTTCAGATACAACTACGGGTAGCGATTACTACTTCGTAAATAAAGTATTGGTATATAAGTCTGTTATTACCGGAGGCACAACGACAGCTTTTGCTTTAGCTAATCAATTAATAGATACAGGCGGTGTAGATTTCAATGCGCTTGGCGTTGTAGCCGGAGACATTGTGGCTGTCCAAACATCTCTGTCGGGTGTTGAATACACTACAGTTGTTGGGGTAAATGTAGGGGGGGATGTTATCACGTTAACAGGGAGTATAATGGATGCTAACGGACTGTCTTATAGCGTAATTAAGGCAGGAACACAGTTGAATGAAGCGGAGAAGGTTACGCATAGCAAAATAACTATGCTTAACAACTCTGTATACACCTCTCCCACAACGACTTATCCCGCTTACACTTCTCAAGAAGCGTTATTGCAAGTGTCACCTGATACTATCACGTCAGCGGGTCGTGTAATAGCTCAATACTTTAGATACCCGCGCGACCCGAATTGGACATACTCTGTGGTTGCCGGAGGAGAGCCTATATTTAATCAGTCACAACCTGACTATCAAGATTTTGAACTTCCTCTTGATGATGAAAACAACCTTGTCATGAAGATACTTCAATACGCAGGAGTAAGTATTCGAGAAGCTGATGTGTATCAATTTGCTAACGGAGAGGAGACTAAAGAAAATCAACAAGAAGCATAATGGCATATATCAGTCAATACCAATACTATGAGAACGGGGGAGCTACTCCGGAAAATGCTAATTGGGGTTCGTATCAGTACACGTCTTTATATGATATTGTAAACAATTTCATGTTGATGTATGCGGGTAACCATAATCTCGTAAATAATGAAGAAAGGTTTAAGGTTTTGTTTCACGCTAAGAGAGCGGTACAAGAGCTTAACTATGATGCTTTTAAAGAGATAAAAGTCCTTGAGTTAAATGTTACTGACCAATACCGTTTCGTACTTCCTTCGGACTATGTTAATTGGGTTAGAGTTTCAGTGTATAAAGACGGTCTCTTATATCCTTTAACGGAAAATATACAAGTTAATTATGCCTCTGCATATCTTCAAGACCATCAAGGAAAGATTCTTTTCGACCAAGATGGAAATGCTTTGTCACCTGAGTTTTCAGATATAGACCTTGATAGGATTACGGGTCAGAAAAAAAGTATATATCTAAATGCAGGTCACCCGTTTGATGGGTATGAAGGATACTTATGGGAAGATGCATGGTATTTTACAGCAGATGTAGCAGGAGGGTGGTTTAGCTTAGATACCGAGACGGCTAATGCTAACCCCACTTTTTCTATAGATAACACTATGGGGGTGATTAATTTCAGCTCTAATATTGGTGATAACTTAGTTATTTTAGAATATGTTTCGGATGGTATGGAAGGTGGGGATGACTCTAAAATTCATGTCAACAAAATGTTTGAAGATTACGTGTATGCATATATTGAATACGCTATTCTACAAAGTAAGTTGAATGTGCAAGAATATATTGTTCGTAGAACACAGAAGCGCAAGAGCGCTTTACTTAGAAACGCAAAAATCAGAATCAGCAACATTCATCCCGGCAGACTTTTAATGAGTATGCGAGGTAAGGATAAATGGATTAAATAAGGATGGCTAAGGATACAAGGACTTTTACTAGGGGGCGTATGAATAAGGAGCTTGACGAGCGACTTATCCCTAATGGCGAATATATTGATGCATTAAATATTCGGGTTGGCTCAACTGAAGAGGACGACATGGGGGTGGTGCAGTCTAGCCTCGGTAACACTCAACTTACTAATATTCAAGTTCAGGGAGTTTCTCTTAGCAATGATGCTTTATGTATTGGCGCACTCGAAGACCCCGCTAATGAGACCTTATATTGGTTTGTTCATGACCCTGCTTTTACAGGCTCATCTAACACAAGTAAGCTTGACCTTATCTTATCCTTTAACACCAACAACTCGGTTACTACTTATCATGTAATAAGTATGGACGATGGTGGAGGAGTAAACAGCACTTTAAATTTTAACCCTACCTACCTTATTACGGGTGTTAACATTGTTGACAACCTTCTTTTCTTTACGGACGATTATAACCCTCCACGAAGGATTAATGTAACAAAATCATATGGCGAACCTACCGCACTTGATGTTGATACAATTACAGCTAAAGAATTATTAGTTATAAAAGAGCCTCCTAATCAAGCTCCAAAAGTAGTTACCTCATATAATTCTAACATAACATCTACATTTCTAGAGGAGAGATATATATGTTTTGCGTATAGGTGGAGGTATGATGATAACGAGTATTCAGCTACATCCCAATTTACGTTACCTGCTTTTGAACCTGATAACTTTAATTTCACAGCAGAGAGTTACCTTAATGAGGGTATGGTTAATAAGCACAATACAGCTCAAGTTACTTTTAAGACAGGCGGCCCTTTAGTTAAAGGTATAGACTTATTATTTAAAGAGGCGAATAACAGTACTATAAAGGTTATTGAGAAGTTCGATAAGGAAGAATTAGGATTCGGAGATGATAATGAAATAGCTTTTAACTTCAGTGATAGTAAGATTTTTACTATTCTTCCTGAATCAGAGATATTAAGGCTTTATGATAATGTACCTAAATTATCTCAAAGCCAAACCATCATGGGTAATAGACTTATGTATGGCAACTATGAAGAGGGGTATGACTTAATTGATAAGAATGGAAACCCTACCCTTCTTAACTATGTATCTTCTCTTCAATCAGCTACTCCTGAATCAGAGGAGTTAGACCCTTCGAATATAGATTTTAGTACAGCATATAATTATCTATTACCTACAAGCGTTGCTACAGGTGTAGCGCAATCAGTCAATAATGCTGTTGTAGATTTTGATATCACAAGTATAGTTACCGACAGTCAGGGTAATAGTAGGCTAAAAGCAGGAGCGGTATTTGAGTTTACTTTTACTCTTGAAACTGACCCCGCTAACTACCAAATTGTCCCCGCTGCTTCTACTGCTCCCGCACAAACCCTTACCAATACCACTATTTCTTTAGAGTTAATTTTAGCTCAAGACTATGATTCGGTAGCGGATTGGATTAATAGTACCGCTTTCCAAAATGCTATTGGAACGGCGGCAAATATCAAACCTGTATATGACGCAGTTAACCCTACATCATGTTCGGGAACTACTTTTACTGATGCAGTAAACTGTGGTGTAGACCAAACATTAGGGTCATTTAGTATATATACTTCAGGGTATACAGCCGCCACGAGTGTGACTGCTCCTGAACCTATCCTCGCTACATCACAGGCGGGAGATGTAGTGCGATTTATTTTCCCGGGGTTTAGGTATGTTAATAATGTAACTACACCTACTGTAGACTACTTCGCATTCTTTAAAGTTACAGATGCTTTTTGTCAGTATGTATCGGCAGATAACGGATTAAGGAGTCTTCATAGTAATAGAGGTTATGAGATTGGCATAATCTATATGGATGAGTTTAGCAGGTCTACTACCGCTCTTGTAAGCACCTCTAATGCGGTTCATGTTCCCTGTGCAAATAGCGATTTAAAAAATTACATCCGAGTAGATATACCTACCACGCAACTTGCTCCCTCTTGGGCTACACGCTATAAGTTTGCAATCAAGCCTGATAGGGAGGGGTATAATACTATCTACTCAAACATCTTTGAGATTGACACCGTTACTAATAAGGCATATATCCTGCTTCAGGGGGAAAACGCTCGAAAGGTAGAGGAGGGAGATAGACTTATTGTAAAGACAGATACGTCAGGCCCATTGGACATTTGTCAGTATGTTACTGTACTAGAGAAAGGGGTTTATGATTCAGGAGACTTACCGGGCAGTGATGCTATTACAGGAGCATATATGGTGCTAGACAGTAGTGGACTTACCCTTGAGCAACCTGAAAATGCTTTAATCGAGACATCACAAATATACGCCGATGCACTAACATTTATGGATATCGCTAGTGAAAGTGAATATCCATATGTTTTCTTACCCTTCAACCTCCCTGTTAATCAGGCCGGGTGTACAGGAACGGACTACACCATCCCTGCAGGGTCAGTAATTAATATTTACATTCGATTTGCAAGGTTTGGTTCAGACTCTGCGGCTGTAGGGTGTGAATCTAGGGAGTGTGAGATTGACCAAGAATATACCGCCTCACAAGACTACGACAATCTAGTAGATTGGTTTATTGGCGACGGTATAGCTCAGACATTCAACAATCCTGAGTTTGTCACAATTGGAGGCGTAAACTCCCCTCAAAATACTGCTCAAGTTATTTTTCCTCCAAGTGGAAATGCATGGGGTTCTACATATTCATGCCCTTCTCTATTTGGTAATTCCAATATGACCTCTGCAGACATCACGGATTTAGGTATCCCGGGAGCTGCACAAGGAGAATGGAGGCTGTGCCTTATCTCATACCCCGGAGGAAGGGATTACTTAGGTATGCAAGGAAGTCGTTCATGTGGCTCTAGTCAAAACAAGCGTTCTCGGTGTTGGGCTAAATTGGAAGTTCGTAGAGCAGGAGACATAACTGTATTTGAAACCTTACCTCAAGATGCTAGTCCTGACTTATTTTTTGAGTCAGCGGAGTCTTACGCTATTGATACAACGACAGGGTATCATTTAGGCAATGTTCAAAATCAAACATCCACTCTACCTGCAATAATTGATACAGACTTTTTCAATTGCTTTAGCTTCGGTAATGGTGTAGAGAGCTATAAGGTACGTGACTCGGTAGAGGGAAAAGACTTCTCATTAGGTAATAGAGCTACCACTACGGCGGGTCAAGACTATAAGGAGATACGTAGGTATGCGGACTTAACTTACAGTGGGGTATATAATCAAGAAAGCAATGTTAATAAGCTTAATGAGTTTAATCTTGGCCTCCTAAACTTTAAACCTCTTGAGCAATCTTTTGGGCCAATTCAAAAGCTTTTTGCTAGAGAGACAGATGTCCTTGTTTTACAGGAAGATAAAATCTCTTATGTATTGGCGGGGAAGAATTTACTATCCGATGCTGTTGGAGGAGGAACTGTAGCATCTATACCTGAAGTTTTAGGAACACAAATAGCTCGTATTGAGGAGTTTGGTATCTCTCAAAACCCTGAAAGTTTTGCAGATTATGGGCCGGACAAGTACTTTACTGATGCCAAGCGTGGTGCAGTTATTCAGCTGCGAGGAACAGCAGGACAGAATGAAGCTTTAATGGTCATCTCTAACCAAAATATGTCTACATGGTTTAGAGACCTTTTTCAAGTTTCTTTTGATTACCAAAAGCTAGGAGGGTACGACCCTTATGCAGATGAATATGTTCTTTCGTCTACTCTACGTACTTTACCTACCGAAGAAGTAGTTATACCATGCGGGACAACACAGACTTATGTTGTTGATGGAGCACCTATAGTCTTTACTATTAATGTAGGTTCAATATCAGAGGATTTTAATGTAGTTACAACAGTACTATCAGGAACTCCTACAGCGGAAATCTCTTATGACAGCGTAAGTTACCCTGTAACTGTTCCGGGGACTACAGTTATTCCTAAACCAAACAGCAAACCATCGACCGCCGTGGTAACACTTGGAGGTGTAGGAAGTATTCAAATTACAGTAGAATGTCCTGAAGGAGAATTGTTAAATATTATACAGGTATGCTTAACAAGTACAAGCGATGGAAATGCTTTAATACATAATGAATTTAACTTTGCTCAAGGCACTTATTCTTCTCCTACACAATCTACTCAGGTACAGTTTAGCACCGGCTCTTTAAACCCTGTTATCTCTCAATGGGAGACCTTCACAGGATTCCAAGGACAAGGGTATTTCCCAAGCGACGGTTCAACGGTGGAGGTTATATCTAATAAGTATGGAGATGATACTTATGTATATGATTCGGATGATGACTTAAGATATCTAAGAACAAATACAAGCTATCCTCAAACAGCAACAGCTGTCAATTCTCTTCTTGCTGCCTCAACAGCTCTTGCAACTTCAGGGTCATCTCCTGTAGTAAGCGGAACTTTCAGCATGCCTGCCACGGGTACTAACTTATATCTTATATATGATTATAGAGATAGGAACTCTTCAATAGGATTATGTTATAGTGCAACTAAAGGAGACTTAGCGTGTTGCTGTGTGGCTACTACCACATACTACATGAATGGAGCTACATTAGCTACCTCTACTGCTATATACACTAATGGCACGTTAACTACTGCTGCAGCTGATGGTTTCTATTCTGACGGAAATATAGTAAGGGAACAAACAGGCAGCCCATCAGCGCCTCAACTTGGGCCTGCAGTAGGATGTAAAGGTTGTATTCTTGATTGTGGCACAACTACCGTAGAGGGACAGTCAGAAGGAGATGGACTCTATAATGCAACATTCGATACAACAGCAACTACAGGGGCTATCATCATAAAGTATACCCCTAATGCTGTCCCCAATGGTATACGAGCTACGTTTGATGGTACAAGTTATAACAAGCTTTCTTCTGCTGTGTATGGAAAATTACAAAGCAGTGTCCCTTCTACTAACTTCACTATCTGTGGAACAACAGCTTCAGAATGTGCAGGTATAGCGGCGACACATACATACCCTGAGCTCACAGCAAATAACGCTTCTACGAATCCTGTGTTATACACTAATGACTCTACTACTGCAAGCGTAACTCTCGCAGCAGGAGATATACAAACCACTTTAAATACACCCGGTATGTGTGTGATGGTAATTCCTAAACCTTCCGCAACTCCTATAGCGGTGCTTATAGAAAATGTTGTTCCGTGTAAAGGAGCTTCATGGGAGTTAGACGTAGTTTGTGCAGCAGCTATTCCTGCCACATTAACAACAGCGGTGCTTGTAGATTCAGCGACAGCGTGTCCTGCTCCTCAAGGCACAAGTCATTATATTGTTAAAACAGACGGCACTACAGGTGGTGCTCCCGCTCTTCACGCATATGTGTTCACAGACGCAAATGGAGCTACAGCGGCAGCTAATGGATGGATAGCTCATATTGGAGCGACATACCAAATTCAAGACGGCATTATAGTAGCGGTAGTTAATCCATGTCCATAATAAAATAAAAATGCCTACACTACAAAATTATACATTAACCTATGACTCTGACCAAAGGATACAGGGTTGGCCATCGTTTTATTCTTACTATCCTGATTGGATGATAGGTATGAATAACTT